GCCGAGACGCTGGGCGTGAAGATAGACCGCCGCAGGGTTCAGGAGATAAGGACAAAGAACGCGACGATGCTGACAGCCTCGAGAGAGGGCAAGCGGGCATACGCGAACACGATAACGATGCAGGTGGACAGGGAGCGCCCTGATATGCCGATGAAGATGTGGAGCCTCGACGGCTGGACGGCGGAGCTTTACTACCAGGATCGCGACGCGCGAGGTGTGAACTACTGGCACCGCTTGGTGGTGGAGATAGTGGTGGACGTGATGAACGACTACCCGATAGGCTACGCCATCGGGGAGCAGGAGACGGCGGAGCTGATTACCGCTGCCCTCCAGAACGCGGTGCACCATACGCGGGAGGTGCTGGGCGGCCACTATGCGCCGTGGCAGATCCAGAGCGACCACTACTCGCTGAAGGCAATGACGCCCAAGTATGGCGCGCTGGCCAAATACGTAACCCCTGCCTCGGTGGGCAATGCCAAGGCGAAGCCGATAGAACGCTACTTTGCCTATCTGGAGAGCGAGTACCTGTGGGCGCTGACGAACAACGGCGGCCACAATATCACCGCCAAGACACAGGCCAACGACGAATGGCTGAATGCGCACAAGTACCAGTTCCCCGACAGAGAGGGGCTGGAGCAGCAGATTGGCAAGATTATCGAGATAGAGCGCAGCCGGAAGATAGCAGCCGTGCGTGAGGCATGGCAGAACGGCGACGCCCAGTACCACAGAGAGCTGAATATGGGCGAGTACCTGCTGGCCTTTGGCGAGACGGGCAAGGGCAACATGCTCACGCCTAACGGCCTCAAGCTGATAAGGGACGGGGTGGAATACAAGTTCGACAGTTTCGACATAGAGATGCGCGAACACAGGGGCGAGCGGTGGACGCTGCGCTACGACCTGGGCGATATGAACCAGGCGTTGGCGGTGAGCGAGGACGGAAGGCTTCGCTATATGGTGGAAGCCAAAAAGAAGGTGCCGATGGCGCTGGTGGACTATGAGGAGCAGGACTGGAAGGCACTGACGGAGTACCGGCAGTTCAACGCCCAGCTGACTGAGCGGGTGACTGAGCACGTATGCGAGGTGCAAGACCGGGCGCGTGAGTTCGTGACCCGGGCGCAGCTGGAGAGCCCGCTGAGCACCCTGCTGCTGACCGACAGCAAGGGACAGCACAAGGACAACAAGCGGAAGGCGCAAAAGTCGCTGGTGGAGGATGTGGCATACGAAGAGGTGGGCGAGAGCCACGCCAAGGCGAGGGAGATGGCCGACATCTGGGACAGGCTTTAAACGGTGATTAAACACAAACTAAAACATAGATAAAATGACACAGAGAATTGACAAAAACGGCATTGTGGAGGCCTTGAGAGCCTACACAGAACAGAAAGGCGGCCAGAACAAGGCTGCGAACAGCATCAAGGGCGTGAGCTCTGCAACCCTCAGCCAGATGGCAGCCGGGAACTGGGAGCACATCAGCGACGAAATGTGGCGCAAGGTGGCCAAGGCTATCGGGTACGGTACCAAGGCGTGGAACACCGCCGAGACGGCCACCTACCAGCAGGTGCACGCACTGCTGCAGGCAGCACAGGAAGAGGCCAGGGTGATGAGCCTGACGGCCCCAGCGGGCAGCGGCAAGACGTATGCCGCCAAGGAGTACGAGGCGAGCCATCGGAACGTGTACCGCCTGATGTGCGATGAGTTCTGGAGCAAAAACGACTTCGTTGAAGAGCTGCTGCGCGCCATGGGCGAGAAAGCCGACGGGCTGACCAAGAGAGAGCGTCTGGCACTGGCTTGCCGTGTGCTGTCGATGAAGGACAAACCTCTGCTGATATTCGATGAGTTTGACAAGCTGGGCGACAACGTGTGGAGCTTCTTTATCACCCTCTACAACCGGCTGGAGGACCAGTGCGGGATGGTGCTGCTGTCGACGGACTACATAGAGAAGCGTTTCCGCATGGGTCTGAAATACCAGCGCAAGGGATATCCTGAAATCTGGAGCCGTCTGGGGAGCCGTTGCGTGGAGCTTGACAGAGCCGACTACGAGGATGTGAAAGCTGTATGCGAGGCCAACGGGCTGACAGACGAAGCCGTAATAGAGGATATCGCCAGGAGTGCGGAGGGCGACCTGCGGAGGGTGCGCCAACTGGTTTTTGCCAACAGTAGAAAAGCGAGATAAGCCCATGCCGAGGAAGAAGCACAAGATATCACCGCGCGAGCTGGCCACGATGGAGCGCCGACTGCTGCCCTTCGAGGGGGAGTGGGAGCGCTTCATGGGCCAGCCGGAAGACCGGGGCGTATGGCTGATATGGGGACAATCCTATAACGGCAAGACGCGCCTGGTGCTGATGCTGACGAAATACATAGCCGAATTGGGCGAAAAGGTGGCCGTGGTGAGCCTTGAGGAGGGTGACGGGGCAAGTATGCGCCGGGCGTTCAAAGAGGCCTGTATGGAGGCCGTAAACGCACGGGTGAGCCTCTGGGTGGAAATGGACATCGAGGACATCAAGAGAGAGCTGCGCAAGCAGAGGAGCCCGAAGGTGGTGGTGATAGACAGCCTGCAGTACCTTGGCATCAACTATAAAGGCTACAAGCAGCTGAAGGAGGAGTTCCCCACCAAGCTGTTCATCCTTGTGAGCCACGCCAACGAAAAGAACCAGCCGAAGGGCAGCACAGCGGAGCAGGTGAAATACGACGCTATGGTGAAGATCCAGGTGAGCCAGTTCCGGGCGAAGGCCAACAGCCGATATGGCGGAGGCGAAGTGCTGACGATATGGGAGGAGGGTGCAAGGAGATGCCCGGCTGGAGCCGAATTAACCTCAAACGATAACGATAACACAGAATACAATGGAAGCCAAGACAACGAGTAAAAAAGGGCAGCTGATACGGAAGCTGCACGTGCTACGCGGTGCCGCCGGTATGACACAAGAGGAATACGAGGCGCTGCTGAGCAGCTATGGTGTGGAGAGTTCGAAAGAGCTTGAGGAATGGCAGCTGGAGAAGCTGGTGGAGTTCCTTGACACACAGACGAACAACGAGAGGCGCGACCTCGACGTGCAGCGCAAGCGGCTGCTGGCGGCGGTGTGTGCCTTCTGCGAGGACACCGTGGGCAAATGGGAGGAGATGGGCGATAAGGCGCGGATATGGTACGCCAAAGGCGTGGCTTGCCGTGCGGCAGGCAAGGAGGCTTGCGACAACAAGGGTCGTGACAACTTCAACCGAATGAGCCTGGAGAGGCTCAAGAGCCTGACCTACGCCTTCCAGAAGCGGAAACGGGATATGGACGGAGTGTTGGACGCAATAAAGGAAGTGCTATGAGATACGAACGAGTTTACATAGCCGGGAAGATTACCGGCGACACTGGCTACCGCGAGAAATTCAAGGAAGCAGAACAGAGGCTTGAGAAGGACTACAAATGGAACTGGTGGTGCATAGTGAACCCCGTGCGAGAGGTGCCTGAAAAGTGGCCGTGGTGGAGGCAGATGTTACGCTGTCTGCGGCTTCTTGCGGGCTGCAAGGTGGTGGTGATGCTACCCGACTGGAGGGAGAGCCGTGGTGCCAGGAAAGAGCACCGCTGGGCGCGGAGACTGAAGAAAGAAATCATTTATCTTTATTAATCAACAAATACTTAAAATTATGGCAGAAAAGACATTGGTCGAAATGACCCCGGAGCAGAAGGCACAGTTTGAGGCCTTCCAGGAAGAACAGGCCCGTAAGGCAAAGATTGAAGCCAAGCGCGAACAGCGCAAGCAGCTTCAGGAAATGACCGACAGCGTGATGGTAGAGGCTGTGGCTGAGCTGATGGATTGCAACAAGCAGCTGGTGGCCACCAAGCAGAAAGTGATTGAGACCTTCTCAACACTGATGGAGCTTCGCAAGGAGGTGAACGAGGAAGCCGGCAAGAAAGAGCAGGACACCTATATGTTCACCAACAGCGAAGGGACACAGCGCATCCAAATCGGGTACAATATGAACGACAACTACCTCGACCAGGTGGAAGAGGGCATTGCCAAGGTGAAAGCCTATCTGGAGAGCCTGGCCAAGGATGACCAAAGCAAGGAGTTGATAGCCCTTGTGCTGCGACTCTTGGCCAGGGACCAGAAGGGCAACCTGAAGGCAAGCCGAGTGATACAGCTGGGACAGATAGCTGAAAAGAGCGGCAACGAGGATTTCCAGGAGGGTATGCGTATCATCCGCGAGGCATACCGCCCGACCCGAAGCAAGCTGTTTATCCGCTGCAGCACCCGCAAGCCAGAGAAAGAGTGGGAATACCTCGGCCTTGGAATTGGTGAAGTGTAATTTGTTTTAGTTTGGAAGGGGCTGCTGCCCTTGTGGTGGCAGCCTTTTTTAACACACAAAAAAATTGATTGGTTATGACAACAGACACAACAAACATGCCGACCTACAGCATAGAGCATCCGAGCTGGCCTGGGTGCGTGTGCGTAGCGGTGTATGAGCTACCTTGGGTGGATAATGAAGGCAGAAGGATAGCCCAGCTGCGCCAGGTTACGTTCAACGAGCGTAGTGCGTATGGGTTCATCTACCCGGTTCTGCTTCGCCTGCCCTCGGTGGTTCAATACAGCGAGTACCAGTTGCCGATGGAGTTTCAGAAGCTGAAGGATGAGCGGTGTGTGGTGCGGAACACCACGACGCAGGACCTGACATTCTTGCGGTTCTGGAACGCCTACGGCTACAAGGTAGGCAATAAGGCGACGGTGGAAAAGAAATGGAATGCGCTGAAGCCCGAAGACCGGCTGCTGGCGTTGCAGGGCATTGAACGGCAACGGAGGCACTCAGATAGCCACAAGACAGACATGCCCTATCCGCAGACATATATCGACCAGCGGAGATGGGAAAACGTATTTTCTAACTAAAAACACTGAACAATGAAATGGCTAAAAAACAGTAACCGGTGGAAACACCTTGTGGGGATAATGGTGGTGTCGATGCTCGGCACAATACTTATGGGCATAGGGTGCATAGCCGGGATGGAGTTCAAGGACTGCCACCACAGTTATGGCAATGCAAACAAGCCCCTGCAGGAGTGGAACTGGTCGGCGTGGGACTGGATAGATGTGTGGGCAGGGTTTTTGGGCGGCATTGTCGGGCAGGGCATCCAACTGACGATATTTATCTTAATTAAGAACATTTTAAACTGATTGGTTATGAAAGAACAGATTAAGCAGTACTTGTTGAAGAAGCTGCGCGACATGGAAGAGGCGCGGCAAAGGGCGAACAGAGTGCCCAACGTGATATTGGCCTCGGCCTTACGCTACTCGGTGATGGAGGATATGGCCGAGGCGATGGAAGAGCTGGTGGCGCAGGGGATAGTGGAAACCGGCAAGACCCTGAACGACCAATATTTCAGGCTTAACCCCGAGAACGCAACGGAATGAAAATAAAGCTGAAACTGACCCGGATTGAGATGAAGGGCATTGCGACAGTGGTGCAAAACTGTTGCAATGCCCTTTCGGGCGAAAATTTCATTGTGGTCCAGTACAGGGATGCTTTGTCGGGGCTGCTGCTGAAGCTGGCGGGCAAGATGCCTACGCTGCGGAACACAAACCGGATGACGTTGACGGAGATGGAGTCGTTGGCACTGTACGAAACGTTGAACGACCTGGTTGAGAAAATGCCTCCACTGGAGATGGGCGTAAGCTATACCGTTCTGGGGGAGATAGACCGGCAGCGGATGAGCCACGTGAGCCTGATGAGGGGCAACCTTATGGCAATGGTGAATGAAGGACAGACACTAATACCGAGATAAAATGGCATATAACAGGGTAAACAAACTGCGGATGTACAAGAAAATCGTGGCGCTCACCAACGAGCACTACGACCCGGACGAGATGTCTTCATACGCGAAGATACACAGATTATACATATACCCGGTCTACCCGGTTAGCTATAGCCATTATATGAAAATAATAAGTACGAGCAACCTTGAAAGGCTGCTCGAGGAGGAGGAGAAGGCACACGGAAAGTGGGAAGACCCTGCACAGGGTTCACTCTTCTGAAGGCAATTTCAGACTTACGTTGATAGAGGGCGAGGCTTGCACGGTCTCGCCCTCTACTGTTATCTGTTCGACCCAAGCGGTGGTGAAGGTGAGGGTGTACACGTCGTAGGACTGGTCAGAGTAGGTCTTGGCGAGGCGGGTGCGAGCGAGGGCCTGGGTGGTATCAGGAACACGCCAGCCTTCGAGGGCTTCCATAACAGACTCCAGGACATCGAGGATGTCGTATGCGTCGGACTTGGAGGGAGCCTTGGCCGATGAACGGACAGTGTGCTGGGTGGCAATGGTGAGGCTGATGGTGGCATCAGCCAGGCGGTCGGAGCTGGAGGTTTGGGAATAGTCGATGTTGTCGAGGTCGATAAGGCAGCAGGGCCACTGCACCGGAGGCTGTGGTATATTGAGCTGGTTCCAGTTCTTATCGATGTAACGTAGTGCCGGTACCATGGTAGAAAGCCGGTCTTGGATGGAAAGGAAAATCTGTTTCATTTGTT